TGACCGAGGCCTTGTCCGGTTTTCTGCAGGAATTCCATGGCTTTCAAGCCGAAGTGACATCTGCTTTGCATCAACAGGAAGAGCGACTGACCATGCTTCAATCTAAGACGATGACCTATGGGCGCCCCGTGCTTTCGACCGCAGTCGAAACGGAACAGCCGCACAAGAAAGCCTTCGGCGCCTATCTGCGCCACGGCGACGATGAGGCCCTGCGCGGCCTGACGCTGGAAGGCAAGGCACTGAGCACGGCTGTGCCCGGCGATGGCGGTTTTCTGGTGAGCCCGCAGATGGCGGACACGGTGAAATCCATGCTGGTTGCAACCGGGTCGATCCGGTCGATTGCCAGCGTGGTTACGGTCGAATCCTCGAACTACGACGTGTTGATTGACCGGTCGGACGTGGGAGCGGGGTGGATTACCGAAACGGGGTCGGTCACCGAGACGGCGACGCCGCTGATCGAGCGCATCTCGATCCGGCTGCACCAGCTTGCGGCCATGCCGAAGGCAAGCCAGCGGCTGCTGGATGACAGCGCCTTTGACGTGGAGGGCTGGCTGGCCGAGAAGATCGCCTCGCGCTTCATCCGGTCAGAGTCGGCGGCCTTTGTGAATGGCGACGGGGTGGACAAGCCCAAGGGGTTCCTGCTGCCGCCCAAGGTTACGAATGCGACGTGGACCTGGGGCAACCTGGGCTATGTGGCCAGCGGCGCCGCTTCAGACTTCCCGACGACAAATGCCGTCGATTGCATCGTGAACCTGGTCTATGCGCTGGCCGCCCCGTACCGCGCCAATGCGACCTTCGTGATGAATTCCAAGACGGCGGGGGCCGTGCGCAAGATGAAGGACGCCGATGGCCGCTTCATGTGGGCAGACGGGCTTGCCGTGGCGGAACCGCCGCGCCTGATGGGCTATCGGGTGCTGATCTGCGAAGACATGCCCGACATTGCCGCGAATGCCCATGCAATCGCCTTTGGCGATTTTGCCGCCGGGTACACGATTGCGGAACAGACGGACCTGCGCATCCTGCGCGATCCGTTTTCGGCCAAGCCGCATGTGCTGTTCTATGCCACCAGGCGCGTGGGGGGCGACGTCAGCGATTTTGCGGCGATCAAACTGCTGAGATTCGCCGTGACCTGACGGGTGACCGGTGCGCCGCCCCGGTTCAGGGGCGGCGGCCGGTGTGCGCCGCTTCGCCTGACGCAGGGCGGGGCGACCTTTGCACAGTGAAGTTTTGGCCTTTCGCGAAGCGGAGACGACCCCAATGTTGAACGAAGACACGCCCATTCCGGCCGCTGCCTTGCCGATCCAGGCGATGCGGGAGCATTTGCGCCTGGGCACCGGCTTTGCCGAAGAGGGATTGCAGGACGGGTTGATCGAAGCCTATCTGCGGGCCGCAATTGCGGTGATCGAGGCCCGGACCGGCAAGGCCCTGCTGCAGCGCGTGTTCCTCTGGGTGCTGGACGACTGGCGCGACCCGGCAGCGCAGGCGCTGCCGGTGGCCCCGGTGCGCAGCATTGTGTCGGTCACGTTGAAGGATGCTGCGGGCGCATCAACCGTGCTGGATGCCGGCCTATACCGGCTGATCGCTGATCTGCACCGCCCGCGCCTTGCGCCGACAGGGACCTTGCTGCCGTCAGCGCCGGTTGCGGGGCAGATCGAGGTGGTGTTCACGGCAGGTTTCGGGGCTTTGTGGAGCGATGTTCCGGCGGACCTGCGGCAGGCGGTGCTGATGCTGGCGGCCGATCTGTATGAACGGCGCGATGAGATGGGCCTGCGCGAACAGGGGCTGCCTTTTGCGATTGTGTCGCTGATCGAGCGCTGGCGGACCGTTCGGGTGTTGGGCGGAGGCAGCGCATGACCAGGATATCCCTGTCGCGCCCGCTGGTTCTGGAGGTGCTGCGCACCGAGCCGGACGGGTTGGGCGGCTATCAGGAGTTCTGGCAGGCCCTGGGGACCCTGTGGGCCGAGGTGACGGCCGGCACGGGGCGGGACGCGCCGGTGGAAGAGTTCACACGGGCATCGGTGACCTACCGGATCACGGTGCGTGGCGCGCCGGTGGGGGCCGAACAGCGCCCGCGGCCGGACCAGCGGTTTCGTGACGGATCGCGGCTGTTCCGGATTCTTGCTGTGACCGAGCGCGATGCGGCGGGGCGGTATCTGCTGTGCTTTGCCCGGGAAGAGGGGACGACATGAGCTATGGACAGGCCGCGGCCCTGCAGGCCGCCGTGTATCAGCACCTGACCGCCCTGCCGGTTCTGGCCGGGATCCCGGTCGTCGATGCAATTCCCAAGGGGCAGGGCGCCGGGACCTTTGTGCTGATTGGCACCGAAGAGGTGCGCGATCTGTCCGATGCCAGCGGGTCCGGGGCAGAGCACCGGTTCGCGGTCAGCGTGATCAGCGAGGCGGCGGGGTTCAACGTCGCCAAGGATATGGCGGTGGCGATTTCAGACGCGCTGAACAACGCGGCTTTGGCGCTGAGCCGGGGGCGCCTGGTGGGCCTGTGGTTTCAGCGGGCCACGGCCCGCAGGCGGGATGATGGCCGCGTCCGGCGCATTGACATGACATTCCGGGCGCGGGTCGAGGACTGAGGGCGCGCGGGGCGGTAAACGAAACATCTGAGGGGAGCGGCGGGATGCCTGTCCAGAATGGCAAGGACCTTTTGATCAAGATCGACCTGTCGGGGTCGGGGCAGTTCGAGACGGTGGCGGGATTGCGGGCCACGCGGATCAGCCTGAATGCGGAACCGGTGGACGTGACCAGCCTGAACAGCCCGGGTGGCTGGCGCGAACTGCTGGCCGGGGCTGGCATGAAATCGGCATCGATCAGCGGATCCGGGGTGTTCCGCGATGAGCAGACCGATGCCCGCGCGCGGCAGGTGTTCTTCGCTGGCGAGATGCCGGCCTTTCAGGTGATCGTGCCTGATTTCGGCACGATTGAAGGGGCGTTCCAGATTACGGCGCTGGAATATGCCGGCACCTTTGACGGCGAGGCCACGTACGAGCTGACCCTGGCCTCGGCAGGCCTTTTGACCTTCGTGGCGCTGTGATGGCGAACCCCTGGGCAGGAGAGGTGACCGTCACGTTGAATGGCCAGGCGCATGTGGCGCGCCTGACCCTGGGGGCGCTGGCCGAGCTTGAGGCGGCGATGGACACGGGCAGCCTGGTGGACCTGGTGGAACGCTTTGAGCAGGGGCGGTTCAGCACGCGGGATGTGATGGCACTGATCGTGGCAGGTCTGCGCGGGGGCGGCTGGCGCGGCACGGCGGAAGACCTGCGCACGGCGGAAATCGCCGGCGGCCTGGGCGGCGCGGCGCGGATGGCTGCCGAGTTGCTGGCGCGGGCCTTTGCGCCGCAGAACCTTGGCGACCGGGCGTGACGCGCATCGACTGGCCCGGCCTGATGCAGGTGGGCATCGGGCAGCTTGGACTGGCGCCGGAGGCGTTCTGGCGCCTGACCCCGGCGGAATTGCAGATTCTGACCGGCCTCGGGCCGCCGGGACAGGCCGCGTTCACGCGGGCGCGGCTGGACGCGCTGGTGCGGGCCTTTCCGGACCGGATGAAGGGAGAGGTTGATGATCGAGATCGACAGTTTGTCAGAGAAGATCGCGGCGCTTGAAGGTGCCTGTGCTGCAACGGCCGGCGGGATCGGGGGCCTTAACAGCGAGTTGGGCAGAATGCAGGGCGGGATTGCCCAGGCGGGACGCGAGGTGACCGTGCTGTCCAGCGGGATCGGCACCGGGTTGCGGCGCGCCTTCGATGGGTTGGTCTTTGACGGTGCCAAGCTGTCGGACGCGCTGAAGGGCATCGGCCAGTCCCTGTCCGACACCGTCTACCGTATGGCGACCCGGCCCGTGACCGATGCCCTGACCGGCTTTCTGGCCAAGGGTGTTGGCGGGTTGATGTCGTCTGTCACGCCCTTTGCCAAAGGGGGGGTCATCGCACAGGGCCGCGTCACGCCCTTTGCGCGCGGTGGCGTCGTGACGGGGCCAACCGGGTTCGCGATGCGCGGGGGACAGGGCCTGATGGGTGAGGCGGGTCCGGAGGCCATTCTGCCATTGTCACGGGGCGCAGATGGGCGCCTGGGCGTACAGAGCGCCGGGGGCAGCGGC